CTAAGAACATTGTGACCGACACCATTTTTCAAATTCTTTCTTGTCTATAAGCCACCTGCGACCAAACTTAAAACCCTTAATGATACCGGAGCGTACCAAAAGGTAAATCTTGTCCCGCTTGACACACCTTAGTGTCTGTGCGGCTTCATCAACAGTAAGATATTCTACGTCTACCATTCCTTTTACTCCTTCAATTCATTTCTTACTACCAATACCATTTATGTTGAACTTCGACACCGTTGGGTCTCATATTATCCGAGGGGTCTAAGTGTACCTCAAAGACTACTGCTTTATTCATTTTATAATTACGTTGGATAGAGACAGGAACATATAGGTCGTCTTTATGGTAACCTATACCTACTCCAAGTTCCCATTTAGGTGTCATTTGTTTTACTAAAGGTGTCACGTCGATTTCCGTTGTTACCTTAGCTGTTGACTCGTCTATACGAGTTGTTACAGGGGCAGTCACCATCTGACCATTTACTTTAGCGACATACTTGGTTTCGACAATCAGGTCAGGGTCACTTTTAGTTTCCTTAGGGGTAACCTCCAAGGTGGTCTTAGAGGTTGCCACATAGGGAGCCGTGGTTGTCTCTGTGGGGACTACGGGTGTCTCGTAGTACCGTCTGACCGAGAGTGCAATACCCGCTACGGTTAAGATAATCAACGACAGAATAATGATTTGTCTCTTGGTCATTAGCCCATACCTCCGGCTGTCAATATAACATTCAGGACTGTTTGGGTGACTTTTAGGATGTCTACGAGGGACTTAAGGTCACCTTTATGTAGGGCATAAGAAAAAGCTACAACAATAAGAGCGAAGCTCAGTTTGATGTAGGTCTGATTTTTTAGATATAAAATTTTAAATTTATTGATGATGCTTCACTCCTTTTATAAATCAACTAATAGTCAGAGGGAAAGTTACCAAGGAGGTGAGATAACCTTTACCCTTTGACTATTAGTCTTTATCTTTATTGGTTTATCTATTAACAATTAACTTTAGTTCTAAGCTATCAGGGACTTAGAGGAACCTTAAAGGAGTCTTTAAGTATTCTTTAAGTTTCTCCTTAAAGTTATCTTAAAGGAGACCTTACCTTCACTCTATATAACTTTTGGCACCTTTAGTCTCTATATGTGACACTTAGAATTTTGTATTTATGTGTGACACTTAGCTATCGAGGTTATGAGTTAGCCTTATGCAACCATCAATGTTGCCGATAATAGAAGTTGTCGAGCACATTACATTTGTCGATTACCCTACCTGTTGTCTGTTTACGAATACTTTTGATTTTATTAGGGTCTTCTTCCACATACAGAACACCATAGTCAGGGTCTAACCATCTTTCAAGAAGTTCGTCGTTTAACTGCTCAATACCCTGCTGTTCACTCATAGACACCATATCTCTAAAGTATTCAACGCCACCAGCTACTGCGTCAATCCTATCATCGTGAGCTAATGCTCCACGATCACGTGAAAGGCGGGTCATTTGATAAAACAAAGAATACTGACTGTTTTTCTCATACACCTTATAATCATCTTCGATTACCTGTTTATCGACAATCAATTTATGTCGCATCATAACAGGCTCTAATGTGTCAATAATACGAGCTTCTTTTTGAGCGGAAGCCGCCTTTGCGTCATCTACAACACAACCGGGATAAATCTCTAAAACTACTGGTCTTAGTAATTGAGCAAACATACCATTGCCAAAGTTAGGCTCAACAATAATGGATTGCAGATTATAATACTTAGCTTTAGTCGCTAAAGCCCTAAGAACACTATCGGCGTAACCTTCTTTAAAACCTCCAACTTCTAACAAAAAGATGTAGCCATTCATAAACTTTAAGACAGCATAGGCTGTTTCGTCTTTACCACGCCCGGAAGGGTCAACAAACATAATACCTGTTGTGTACCTTGCTGTTTCTTCAGACCTTGCCAAAGGTGCATAATAATAGTCACCTTTTAGAGCAACACAAGGTAAATCACCATGTCGCTGTCCATTTCCATTTGCCCACGCCCATGTTAAAGACGATGCTTCTATATCCAATGAAGTAACTATTAAATCCGAAACTTTCAGCGGGTATTTCTCCGCATCAGATAAGTTCGTATTAAGTAAGAACTGTAAAGCAAAACCAGCCTTGCCATAAGACAATCTTTTCTTGTCTATTTCTTCTTCATTGAAACGTGCGGGGTCTGTTGGATAACCAGCATATGCGTCAGGGTTTTCATCGTACTTATTCGCAATACAAGGTGCTAGTCTATCTCCAAAAACATCATGGATATAGTCTTTACGCTGTTTCTTATCTTCAGGATAGATAATAGGATAAATTATACAACCATAGCCACGTTTTTGAAGTTCATTATATAATGACATTTCATTTTGAGGTGTACCAAGATAAACTATCTGACCACCGGGCTTTAAAATTGCATCAAACTCTTTTACAGCTTCAGAAAGTTTATCTCGTTGGGCTTGTGTCCCCGAGTTATTCGGAACCTCTACGTCATCAGCTAAAAGATAGTCTGCACGGGAACCAGTAATCTGACCTGTAATACCAACGGATTTAACCGACGGAGAAATGTCAGGTGGTATCCCTGCGACATCAAAAGCATTTTGGGTATTTCTTCCTTCGTCGTTTGGACGTAAATCCTGAAGGAAGGATAACGTCATAAAGATACGCCTGATAAAGTTAGCGTTACCATCTGCCCTATCTTTAGATGCAGAAATAATTAAAATTTTCTTTGTTGGTTCTCTCCACAAAAGCCACACACAGAAAGCACAAGCAATAAAAGATTTTGCAACACCACGGAACCCTTCAAGGATAAATCGGTCACTTGGAGGGTTCTGTAAGGTATTTGCTATGTCATATTGGATCGGCGTAGGGTTAGGTAAGCCTATTTCTCTCCAAACGATGAACAGGAAGACCCTAAAGTCCTCCTGTGCCCGTTCCTGCTGTTCTTTACTCCAATTCAATGTCAGTGTTCACCATCAAACATAGGAATTTCATTTTCAGCAACTTTTTGTAATTCAGACATACCCGGTGTCTCAGCAGTGGTCACCTGCTTATTTTGTTGAAGGAATTTTCGTACCTTTTCCAAAAATGCGGGGTTCTTTTTCATTTCAGGGTCAGCCAACCCGTCCTTTAAAGCCTGTACTTCAAGAGTAGCTATTTCATCTAAAATCTCTTGGGGAATTTTAGTCAATCATATCACCACCTAGCGGCGTATCCACGGACATCAACATGGACACCCCAAGTGTACCAACCAATACCGTCTGCACCGCATTTGTCTGCTACTTGTGCCAGTTCATCTACAGTCATCCCCTCCGGTAACTGCACATCAGCCGCCGTACCGAAAACGTGCTGAGAGTTTGACACACCGCCTACTTCAGCATTGTGTGTCGGGCAACGATAAGCACAAGAAAGCACTAAAGGTTTACCAATATATTGTCGCATACGCTCTAAGACCTGCACGAGTTTAGGATTGATTCCGGCACCGTTATCCATGCCGCCACAGCCACACTTGCAGGCAAACTCAGAGCTATCAAAGTGTTCCGAAAGTTTCATAAGTATTATTCACTCCTTTTAAATGTTTTATAGATCGTACAAACAATTTGCACTAAAATGTACAGAATGGTCATAACATAGACCATGTCAGACAAAGGCACCCCAAGTACGGAGAGTGTAGATACTCCAACCGGAGGTGCTATTTTTAATACTTCATCGTGAAGATTGTCGTTATTCATTTGTCACTCCTTTAGATGTCACCGCCATCTAGCCCAGCACCGGCCCTAAATTCTCATCTGAACAATCTGTGTCAAAAGAAATTGCTTGTACCGATGGAATATCAATACAAGACTCTATTTTCACTTTTAGTTTCCGATATTGAAAATGCAACTTTTCTGAGCGTGTCGCCGCTAAACTGTTGATTTCCTCAAAATCCGCAACAGTTACTTCTATAATACTTTCATCAGCACATGTCCAAAGCCTAGAAGCAACGCCTGTGTTTGCAAGGTCTTCCTTAGCGATACGCATACGTTCACGTGCTTTATCATCATAGTCAAAAAGTTTATCTTTATACGCAATAGCAGAAACCTCTCTTAGGTCTCTTTCGGCTTTCATTTGTGCTTTTTTTTGAGCTTTCATTTCCTCGAAAGTTGGTTCAGTATCAGGCGGTTTCACCCATACGATACCTACACCTTCTTTATATTCTTGGATATATCCAACTTCACAATCAATATTAGTTACGTCAATCCAATAGGTCTTTGGGTCAAATATTTTTGCTAGGTCTTTCTTTTCCAAGTCAGTTTCAAAAATATAAATAATTTTGCCGTATAACGGCTGTGCGAATCTATTTTTCGCCATTAAATATCACCTCCGTATTCTATAATTATCCAGCCGGGAGAACCTGCTGAGCCGCTTGCGTTACCTCGACCACCATTACCACCTGTGCCACCATTGCCGTAGGAAGCCCCCGCATAGCCATCCCATGAAGTAGTAGCTCTGTTACCACCGCCTCCACCTACTGCCGAAACACCTAAAATTGAAGAAGTGCCACCAGCGGTGCCACTGGTCCCAACATCATAAGATCCTGTACCTTTAATCCCACCAGCTCCACCAGCACCTACGATTACGCTAACCGTTTGCCCCTCTGTAACAGAGATGGTTTTAGTAACTAACCCACCTCGACCACCATTACCACCTGTATAATAATAATCAGTGTTGTCTCCAGCCTCTCTCTTGCCCGCACCCCCTCCGCCGCCACCACCTGCAATAGTAACCCTTAGCGTCGTTGCAGGGGAAGTAAATGTATAAGTCCCCGGTGTTCTGTACTCTACTTTGTTGTAAGGCAGTTTTCCGCTGCTTAGTATCGCGTATGTGTCACCACCGCTACCCTTAACCATACCACTTGTAGCCCTGCCGTCTGCTGTGTCACCTATGGCTACGTAAGCAGTAACGCCGTCTATATTAGCATGCATCCAGTGTTCCCCGACTTCGGCTGTAGTGGTATAAATCTTCGCAGTCTGCTCTATGCCGGCACTTGTTTTTATGTGTATCTTTTTTACTAACTCCGCCATATTAATCCACCCACAGTTGTCCACCGCTCGGAAATACCAAATGTCCGTCGGCATTATATTTAGGTATTTTATTAGCTTCGTTGCCCACACCACTATTGGGCACATAGTCCATTTCAGGCAGTTGATTTGTTGGGACTTTGCCTGAAACAAGATCAGCTTTATTCGCAAGTAGTTCATCACTCTTTGCTTTATCGTAATAATTAGACATATCTACTTTATTTGCGTTTTGTGCGGCTCTATCGGCTTCCTTTTTAGCTCTGTCAGCTTCTTTGGTAGCCGTCGAAGCTGAAATATCTGCGCTCTCTTTTAAGGAGCTTACTTCTTCTGTTTTTTCTGTGACAAAACCTTTAAAAGTATCTTTCAATTGAGTAAGGTAAGCCTCTGTTGATGCTTTAAGGTTATTAATAGCTTCTACAGCTTTATTTTTGATGTCTGTAATTTCAGTAATAGCTGAGTTCTTAACTTTCACCATTTCAGAAATAAAGCCTGTTTTAACATTTTCAATATAATTTTTCGTGACAGCATCTTGTGGCTTCACAGGGTCGCCCATATTGATGATCCTATGGAACCTAGCGTTCCAACCGACAGTCCCTTCCATAACGATACTATTGGTCTTTGTCCAGTCCTGCTGTTCCTCTAAGATATGGAGCTGTTGTACCTGATTAATCGTCATATCAGATGCTTTGAGTACACTCGCATCTGCCCAAGATACTAAACGGTCAGTTGGGGTTTTCCTATAGACCACAACATGGGAACCACTTATAGGAGTCACAGTAAACTCTATTTGACGATTGATGATGACATAATCTTCCCCGTAGGCTAACTCTACATCATCTACACTTGTTTTGACGAAGGAAGTCCTCAGGTAATCAAAAGGAATATCGAAAATTTTCTGTGACCCTGTACCAGTATAGGTAATAGATGTCTTTAATTCCGTTGCTATATGTATCATTTCCTTTCTGTATGGTATAATAAAGACACACCACAAGTGACCTGAAAGGAGACTCATGGCATGTCTGATAGATTGATTTTTAATGTTGTTATGACTCTTTTGATAATAGTCTGTTCGATACCCATTTTCATAGATAATTCTAGTGGAGCACCTATGTTTATATGTATTGGGTTCCCTGTTTTTATATTAGTCATCTTTTGGAGTTTAATGTATTCCGCAAGAAAACATTAGCGTTCCGCAAGGTGTAATTCGTCAAACAATTCTTCCCTTAACTTCATAATCAAAAGATTATTCTGACCCGGAAACAACGAGAGAGCTTCTTTCAGTTGTCTTTGGGTCATTTCTTTTTCCTGAAAAGGAAGTAAGGCTGTTCTACCTATAGCAAGAGCGGTATCGACAGCGGTATCGACAGCGGGAAGTTGTGTGATTAAACCGCCAATGCTTCCTTTTGGGTCGTCTAGTATGCTCTTGTTATTTTGCTTTCTGTTTACAGTAGTACGCAATGAAGGCATACCCAAAGGACTCATACCTGTTGCTTCTAGTAAATCATTAGGAGTAGATAACAATGAGCCACCTATAGGACTACGCAAAAACCCTGCTATTGCTAACCCCTCATTTAAGTATTTATCCAAATATTCTCTGCGTTTGTATTCGTTGTCTCCAAACATTGCCCACCCTCGCATATAAGCAACAGTAGCAACTGCGGCGGCATTAGTTGCAACACCGAAGATAGTAGACATCACATCATCCAGTTCGTGATTAAACACTGCCCTTAATGTCTGACTATGGGTTGCTCTCATGGTAAAGTCTTTAAACTGAAAGAACACTCTCCAAAATGGTGAGCTTTCTTTTAGGAGGTTTGTAGTACCTATGGTCTCCTGCGTGATACACCTTTGCGCCTGATAATCAACTAAAGTTCTCAGTTTAGCTAAAGCAGTAGCGTTATCACGTGCAAGACCTGCTAAGTCCATATCGGTTAAAACACCGTTCTTATCACGCTTCAGATAGGTTCTTAAAGTTTCCTTAAAGGCTTCTGCATCTTTAATTCCAGCCGCTTCTAATTTTTTCATACTGAAGGGGTTGCGCCATTTAGAAAATTCTTTACCATTACACCACATAGCAACGTCGATCAGTGTATGCTTTCGGGCACTTTCAATCATAAAGTTTGTTAGTTTTTGAAGACCATTTATAGACGACACAGCGGAAGCACCAGTGTTTACTACACCAGCAACTGCATCTAAACCTGAAGCTAATTTGCTTCCTGTATTATCTACACGACTGAACATATCAGATGTTGTTGCTCTAGTATTATGCCAAAGATATTGATAGGTATTCTCACCAAAAAGGAAGTGTTGAGCTTCATTGGTTATGTCGTCAATCTTCTCACCATATCGCATTTCCCGAATGGTTTTACCAAAGATAGGTATTAAATCCAATGCCGCATCAGCCCCAGCATAAGCCATAGTTCCTGATATTTCAGATAACTGGTTGATACCCATATTGGCACCATTGCGAGCATAGGACATAGTAGACAACATACGGGTAAAGGCATCAAAATAAGTCTTTGGCTCCTGCTGACTTGAAATACCTCTTAACCTGTCTATAGTAAAATCAAAAGCCTTTAAGTCCTCATACATAGCTGACCTAGAGATTTTCTTATTATTTACTGCGGACTGTAGTTCGTTCTCAATCTGTTTACGGAGGTTCTCAATATTGTCTACAACATTTTCTTCAAACCCATATGCGTTGACATTTTGTCTCACCTTGTTACTAAATAAGTTGTGGAGAGATATTTCCCCAGCAGTTCTATTAAGCAGGAAAGGAACAGTGCTGTCAAAATCATAGGAACGCAGGGCATCATCAAAGGAAAAGTCCATACCCCAAGGGTCTTTTAAGGTAGTTGAAGTATCCATAGGAAACCTATGTTGCAGGAAGTCGAGCTGACCCACTTCTTTTGAGCGGATGTTATGGACTGTCATCGAAGACGTATTCTTATTGACAAGCCCAGTAGCCCACGCTTTAGCTTCTTTTTCAACCTCTGCTTCTACCATTTCTTCAGAAACTATAACCCGCTCCGGTGCTTTCTTTATGGAACCATCTTTAACACCCTGTTCAATTTTAGCTCTCCATTCTTTCTCTAACCTTTCTTCTAATCGCTGTTTGATAACATTACGTTTAGCCGCCTGTTTTCCGTATTTTGTCAGAAACTCTATAGCTTTTTCGTCATTATCAAACATAGACACGAAATGCGCTCTTTTATCATCGTCAATAAACCGCCAAAATTCGTCGTCTATTGTTTTCCATTCATCAGGCAGAATAGGTTTTCCTTCACCAAAAATTTTGTGACAATTCTTCAGTAAATCAATTTGTGCATCCCTGAGTTCTTTAAGGGCTTTGGCACCTTTCATAACTTCAGGAGACCATGTTTTACCTACATATCCTGCCTTATTGTTGCCATACAGGAAATTATAACATTGAATACATTCTTCATTATATTGTTGTTTCAAAGCATTACTAAAGCGTCCACGTTGTCCTGTACGGGCTACTAAGGCTTCTTGACGTACCTTCATAAAGTTATTGTATGGTTCATTCAGTTTACCAAGCACTGTTCGTTTCTGAGACTCTGTTGTGACAAAATCTAGTGCTTTATTCATATAAGGGTTATCTAAAGAACGTCCAATAAACTTTTGGAGAGTTTTAGATGCAGAGGTAGCCGCTAAGGTGTATGGAGTCGCAAAGAGCTTCCAACGTACAAGTACCTTCCCGAGACCACCTATTTCTCCTGTTACTAACTCGTTGACTTCATCCAATTTCTGAGGGTTAAGTATGCTTGTCTCAGAGTAACGGAAATTATGGTAAACAGAAGTACCATCAGATAAAGTCCGGTAACCCTGTGAGGTTGCTTTGTGGGCACTTGCTGAACGTGTTATGAGGTCGATAAAATCCCCCTCAGTCATACGCCCTTTAACACCTAAAGCATTCATCCCCTTGTCGAGCTTCTTTTTTATATCTCTTAGAAGCGGATTGTTAGGTTTTGCTTCTTCCACAAAATACCCTAAAACTTCCTCAGGGTCTTCTTTATTGACGGCTCTTTTCATTGCTTTTTTTAATGCTGGCGACGGATTGTTTCTCATACGAAACTTAAGGTCTGCATATACTTGTTTTAAATCATGTTCACTAAGAATATGTTTTAGACCATGCGCACCTTTTTCATGTAAGATGGTTTTCAAAAGATCGTCGGTATCTTTCAGATTGTCCTTAACTAAAACGGAAATACCTGTAGCGTCATCAAAGATACCTTTAACACCATCGGGTGCGTCTTCTCCTAAATCACGTAAAACACGTTTAGCATCTTCTTTACTAAGGATATAAACACCATTTTCAGGAGTAGCTACACTAACACCTTTAGCAAATGCAGGGTCATGTAGTTTTTCCAGACGTACCTTTAAGTCATCCATATGTTGCACAACGGAAGATGGTTTTTTCCCTTTCATCACATCCTGAGCGTGTGCCTGAGCATTTATATAAGAAGCTTGTGCATCTTCTACATATTTTAAGCCTTTACGTAAACCTATACCCGCCATATCGAATACAGCGGGAACTGCACCACCAGCAATAGCACTTAGAAATGCCGCCGCTTTGTAGTCCTGCTCATATCCTGTGACCGCTTGCGTAATTCCTCGTTCCGGTAGACTTATTGCTGTATTCGCCGCCGCTAATTTTAGATAACGGGATAATGTACCAACCTTGCCCGTAGTACCTAAAAGCGGTATATAGTTCAGAGGGTCTACAGCAAGACCTAATACAGTTCCAAAAGTATCAAACCCTATAGACGACCTGTCAATTCTTTTACGCCGTTCTAAATCCTCTTTTTTCATGCGGGTAAGTTTAGCAAGCTGTGTGGCACTACGAGCATTTTGAGCGACCCATAAAGTCGCCGAATAGTCTCCACCAAGTTCCTTTTGAACAGCGTCTATGTCCTCCTGAGTCAAAGTAAACGTATCATCGTCAGGAGCATCTTTAAGAGTCCCTGCTGTTCTAAAAGCTCCCCATATCGCAGAGTCATAAACAGAGTCATAAAATTTGTCCTCAAATGTAGCATCAGGTACAACTTCCTGTTCAACTATAGGTTTTTGAGGATCAACACTCTCTTTAGCATAGGAACTTAATTCAAGTATACTGTCTTGTCCTGCAAAATGCTTCATACCTGCCGCATAGTTTTCTACGGTATCCCCGTAGTATCCGCCACGTTTTAAAGCATTTGCATATTGGTCTATTGTGGTAGCTTCATAGATACCGTCTTCTGCATACTTAGAAAGATAATTACCGTAGTATTCAGCGAACTCGTCCGGGCTACCAAAATCCATATAATAATTACTACCGTCAGGTTGGTCTAAACCATTAGGAGCAACCTGTGTTACTCCTCCAAAATTGTTGTGCTTTAAAGCTAATTCACTTTTAAATCCGCCTGTCTCATGTGCCATCTGTGCATAAATAAACGTAGCAGGTATTTTTCTGCCATTACGCTCTGTATGCTGTGAGACAAGTTCTGCTAAATCTCGGCTATTCATATTTTCCCTTTCTTTATTTAATCATTCAGATACCTATTTGCATCAAGCCCCGCATCACGTATTATCTTAGCTGTTGGGTCAGTCTCGTAATACTCTGAGTCATCCAACGGGATATTATAGACATCTTCAAGTCTTACCCGCTGTGCTTCCGGTAGAGACTGAAGGTATTTGCTGACATCCTCAGTAAAACCTGCTAACTGCTGAGAATACACGGTCTTCCCATGATATTCAGCTTTAAGCACACCATTTGCGTGGTAGTAATGAACATTTTCTTCGTCACCATCAACAGCCAACTCTTTCTTCTTATTTTCAAGGTACGCTAAAGCAACCGTTTCTTGATTGCTACTTTGGATATTCATAATGAAATTCTTAGGAATAGCGACACCATCATAATTAAAGAAAGCAGATGCGACTTGTTGTTTAGCCAGTGAGATCGCCTTAGTCTCGTCCATTCCCGACAATAAAAATCCATCTAACGTAGTATGAAACATTGAGTTTAAGGAATAGTTAGTTGTCAGGTTTGCTGTCCCGGTCTCACCATAGCCGCCTAAAGTGTTTAGCTCAGGGATAGTCATAACCGTTTCATAGGCATCTTTTAGTCTCTTTTGGTGCTTTTCTTTTAAAGTAATGTCACCATTAAAGGTATCTCTGCGTTCTGCATACTTAGCAACACCCTCTTCTAAACCATTAGCATCTATTAGTTGGCTAAGTATCAATATATCTTTACTTTCAGTCCCAAAAGTCGCTGAGAAAAGACCGGGATCAACTTTATACATAGTCACAATATTATCAAGCTCTTGCGGCAATATTTTGTTTCCTTCTTCGTCAACCTCTAAAGAATTTGCATTCAAAAGAGCCAAACCCCTGTCCATTTGTTTCGTAATGGCTTTTGTGAATTTCTCAGCTACAGGAGGAAATGAAAGTAGCTGAAGGTTAGCTTTACTTCCCTCAACAGCTCCTAAAGTTTTGATATTGTCATAGAACTTCTGTTGTGACCAATCAATAACTTCCCGTTCTGTAAAATTATATTGTTTTCCGTTACACTCATAAATATTTGTTGTTGACAGTCGTCCATTTATATCTAAAGTTTTTCCGCTGTTAAAAGCCTGAAATTTATCTTCAAGCGCATTCGTAGCCGCTCTACTTTTATAAGCGTCTTCTTGGGCTTTTTGATACGCCTTTCGTTCTTTTTCTTCACGTATCTGCGCCGCTTTGACCATTCCTTCAAGCCGTGGTGCTATCGCTTTGTAAAAAGTCGGGTCAGACTTTTGTAGTTTTTCAAAATAATCAGGAATTTCAGATGAAGTTAAAGACTCAGCACCTTTTAGAAACTCCCTAGTCTTTTGTTCAAACATAGCACTATTAGCTCTATTTGCAAGAACATTATAATAGCCCATAGGGTTTAAGTCTTTGACACGTACTTCTTGACCAGTAGTGTCATCGAAATATAAAACAGTTTCCCCATAAGCAGTTATTTGTGAAGGACTACCATTTAGTGCTAAAGATTTCAGTATACCTTCAGAAAGCTTCAGACGGACATTAAGGCTAACACCTGTCAACATTTCGTCTTCTTGAAGTTTCTGTAAGTCACGTGCTACATCTGCATCTGCCCTGCCATAAGAATTTGTTATAATGTCGTCTGCTTTAGAACTCAACGCCGCATTACGTTTTTCTTCTAAGTCATTTTGACGACGCTTACGATACTTGGCATCCTGCTCTAATAAATCAATAGGACGACTACTAAAAAAACCTTTATTAAAGGCGGTACTATTCATAAAAGTAATACCGTCTTCTTTTAGACGACTATTCATGTAGTCCTCAAAGGTCTTAGCATTTTCCTGTGAGTCCTTTGCTAACGGTTGATTAGGAGCTACGCTTTGGTCATATTCATTCTTATACAATGTATTCAAATGTTGACCACGCAGTTCATCAATACGAGCGGCGGCATATGGATTGTCAGCAAGATCAAACTTTTCTGACCTTGCTAATATATCCAAAGTGCTTAACTTCTGTTTATCTTCTTCTGAAGCAAGGGCAAAAATGCGGTCAGCTTCAGCATTACCAAGTTTTTCTCTCCGGGTATCTTTAGCAACTTGGGCTTCTAAAATAGCACCGCCAAGTAACCCCAAAGAGTTTGCTAAATTCATAGCCCCTGAAGTGTCCCTTAAACCAAGACCAGCACCCACAGACACACCTTGCAACCTTTTTCCATAGACACCTTCCGGTTGTTTGGCAAATTGTCGCTGAGTTCCTATCGCATTACCGATTAAATTAGCTATAGTTTAGATCTCCTTTCATCTTTTTACTTTTGCGCCACCTGTCCACCAATCCCACTCGAGACCTTTTGAAAGAACTTCATTCTTTCTATTTAAGGCACCTGTAGTATTACCAACGACCGTAGCGACGGCTCCTAGGATATTACTGAGTGCAGACGGCATCTTAGGAGCTGATTTATTAAGGTTATCAATGTAACTTTTTGTGCTCCTTAAGGTCGCTTCTTTGTTTAAATCAATTTCATTTGATTTACGACTGTAGTTATCTTTAGCCGACCCTACAGCCCTTGCTGTATCACCTTCAACATTACGAACGAGCAGATTAGCTGTTCTGCCACTCATATTTTCGTTTACAGCCGCTTTGACACCACTATTCAACTGCAAAGCGTTTTGACGTATCTTCATAATGTCAGCTACAGTTTGGTCAAAAGCATCTGTACGCTCTGCTTCGTAGTTTTGAAAAGCAAAGTTCATTTCTGTAACAGCGGCTTTTGCTTGGGCATCTAATTGAGCCTGATAAGCCTTTGCCTGCTCATGTTGACCAAAAAGACTACCGCCTATCTGTAGTGTTGTTGCTACAGTCGTTCCAAAATCACACATCGTCGCTCTCCTTCCTGCCTTCAAACATAAAGGCTATATGTGTTTCCGTTTCTGTCTCTTTTATGAATTTCGCTCCCATCCATTCGAGCCATTTCACATGAAGCGTATTCTTTTTATAGACAGCATTATAAAGATAGGGGACACCTTTTAGGACTTCTTTAAGAAGTGCTTTAGTGTATCTGAGAAACTTTATTTTATTATTCTCAACTCGTGTAGTACAAAGCATCCACACAATATTATCTTCGCAACCACCCAAAGCGTACACTTCGTTTGTTTTATTATCAACAAGGCAAAGACAACCACTTTTAAGCAACGAACTTATAGGGAGGTCTTTAAAAGGTTTCCCTTCTCCGACCTCCACTTCCTCTAAGTCTTCCGGGCGTATATGCTCCATAAAATCCATTAAGTACCCTATCGTGAGTGTCTTTATTGTCATCAATATTGGCGAGTTCTCCTATAGTAATCTCCAATCCAACCTGCCCCTACAAAAGAAAGTGGATTGGGTTCTAGACTCTCAACACTTATACGGCAATTAGTATTCAAGCTATGGACAGGCACTTTAAATTGTCCGGTATGAAAAGGTAATTTATTTAGAATATTAGAAGACGTACCAAGTATGCGAGCTGTATTCTCATAGGTATAAACATTCTTATCAAAAGGCTCTACAATGATTTTAAAATACCCTGACTCGCTGTAGTTTACCCAAAAATACTTTACTTGAAGTCTACCTTCAGTAATTGCCTGAGTTCTTCCTTCGTCTGTCTTTTTGAGCATCAAAGTAGACATAACAGCCTTAAAAAGGTAATTCACCCCTACAATAATACTCTGTTCTTCATAGTTTCCTATTAGTTTTACCATATTACCTTCAGCCTGCACATACGTACCATCAGCGGTTACAACACTGTACTGGTGGTCTTCCTGATATGTTTCTCCATAGATGTCGGCAAGGTTCAATGTTGTTTCATCGTTTAGATCACTATATGAACCTTTTGGTACATCATAAACCAGTTTTCTGTCTAAAAAGACCCTATAAGGTTCGTCTTCAAAGTCTGTCGTGTTGAAACTAAAGGACATTTTTTCGAGACATAATACCCCATTACGTTCAACAACAATGTAGAGGTAAGAGTCAATAAATTCAGCTCCGTATACTTTATTTTGAAAGTCCCATACAGACCATGCGGCTTGCTGACGAACTGAGTCCACAAAAAGATATTTATAAATATATATCTTATTTTCTGCGCCTTCAGTCAAAAACAAAATAAGATTTTCAACAGTTGACGGAATTAATTTGTAGACTCCATTAGGTATATAGTTTGGGATATGACTGGTAATGTCCTGAGCATCCTTGCGATCTGTATTATCTGCCGCTGTGAAAAATTCTCTTACTGTCGTATACTCGCTACGCTCTGCCGGGAAATAAAGATTACGACCAGCACAAGCAGGTTTCGCTTTTACAGAGTTACCAAAGCGTGTAACAGGAGGTGGAATATTAGCGTCCTTAGGGTTTAAAACACCGTCACATCTGAGAATAAACTGTGCATCATCACTAAATAAGACAAGAGTTTCATCATAAGGAACGGCGTGTAAAAGTGTAGCTATTTTATTGTCGCTTACCGCTAGATCAATGGGGTCTGTGTCCTGTACTTCTAAGGCAGATGTCATCCAAAAATTGAAAAAGTCCGCACTACGAGTTAATATTACGTTTTCACCTGCAATAACGCCTAAACGATTACGATAAAAGAAAATATCGTTTATATGCTGGTCAATGAAAGACGGTTGTGGGTTTGAGTCATCGTCCCCTATCTCTCTTTCAGACCACTCGGCTTTCTTCATTGTGAATGTTCCGTCACTGTTGCGTACTAAAATGTGCGGCATAGATGTTAAATCATATCCACTCAAAATACCGGGTCTAGCACATTCTTTCCATATTTTCTCTGTATCATCATACTTAATATAGTAGTCATCAGTTGTACTTCCTGCTTCACCTGCAACTTTTACAATGAAACCATCAGGAGCACTAGCTGGTAACATAGAGAATTTTTGGACTGATTTAAGAATACCAAAGGCGGCTTGATTATTGTATCCGTCGTAAACATCAACTGTCTTTATTGTATTTGCGTTAGAAGGTACAGTGACTTCCTCGGTAATCGTCCCCCATTCTAAAATATAATCAATATCTGTGTATTGTTTCGTATCCTTTACAATTCTCTCCGTAACTTTCCACCAGCGGAGACGACAACCCGCAATTTCATCTTTGAGTTTTTTATTGCTGAGTCCATCAGCGTCTTTTATATTATGTGCATAGACTGTGATAGTCGTACCACTCACTGCGATATTCGTTCCATTTACCTCACGATATATTGCGGTTATACCCCTAAAGCGGTCAACCTGTTCTGCGACAGAATTTACTGTGGTATGTTGTATAGTGTTCGTAACGCTCCCCGTAGTGCTTTTATAAAGGTATAACCAACTTGAACCTTGCTGTATCCCGTAACCCTTAGCACTTATCTGTGTTGCTAGCTGACTGACTATATAATCTGTAGCAATTTGAGTTGTATGGGATTTATCTGAACCATCAGGAGTAGTAAAAGAAGCTACAGTAGATCCATTTATGTTTACTTTATATGTCCGACCATATTGACCACTTTTAATATTTATCAGAGCACCCTGAGTATCCCATGTATTGCCTGTAATTTCATCAGACATTCTCGTTGTAACCATTCGGTTAGCTATAAAGGTATAGTCAGCTATTGTTTGACACCTTAAATTCCTACGTGGGTTACCTGTGATAATGTAGTCCTTTGCAGAACCTTCAAAGTCAACTACTTTTTGGTTTCCTTCAAGGTCAAAAACAAGGACATCATCACCCGTAAAAATCATAATGTATTTTTCAGTGTCATCACGGTTTATAAAGTGCACTAAAGGTTTTCTTTTTAAATCCAGTGAATTTATGAGCTTTGCAACATTTAAAGTCGGGGGACGTTTCTGAAGACCTGCGGCTTCACTTGAAAAACCATTAAGTTGTTCTTCAAGTTGTTCCGGGTGTCTTAAAAGCGGAGGTTGCTGACTGATACCTGAGACAAGGTTTTTTATATCTTGATTAATTAGTGTCATTTATCGTTTCCTCAGTTCGCTTACAGACGTGTTGTCGAGCATATTATAAGTATTATTGTCTAACTCATACTCTTGAAGACGCATCCATGCTTCTTGTACTGTAGACTGCGTAATTTTTGTTAGATCGCTGGAACCCATAGCACGGGTCTGAAAGTTAAAAGAAGCTTTAGCTATAATGTAAGACCGCATCGGTTCCGGCATTTCTTCAAAGGGCACCAATAGGATAACTTCCGCTGAAATAGGACTATTAAATGTCGTATCACCTGTTGACAGGTCTTTGATATACTCACCGTTTTTAATAAGTTTCTCTCCGTTATTACCTTTTAGGTAGAGGTAGTTATCAGCCCATTTGATGCGTTTTGTATAAGTGTCAGGGTTCAATGTGTGTTCACTAATAATATTGAATGACCAACCTCTAGCTTGTTCCTGACGATTAATTGCTCTGAGAATACGCAGGGCATTTATAGCGTCAATATTTTGTAAGTTCTCTAAGGTATTGACAGGCGACTCACCAATAACGCTAAGCATTTCATTTACTGCGTCTAATTCTGTGATAGCTGTTATTTCCAAAGTTATCGTTCACCTTTCTTTCATAATAAGAAAAAATAGGGAAACCCGAAGGTCTCCCTATAGTTTAGAGTTGATTAAGCACCGGGAGTTGTCTCGATGACACCCATAAAGGCGGCTTCAGGACGAAGACAACCATGACCCATAGCGTATTTGCCTACGATATGGTCAGCTTGGTATTCGATACGACGACCGTGTTCCAAGTTAAAGGACTTCAGTACCAAAGTACCTACAGTAGTTCTATGAGCTACCAAGAAAGCGGCTTTGTCTTTGTACTCTGCCGGGAAGATATGACCAGTACCTTGAATGAGACCTTCAGGTGTACCGTTGTCAGTAGATGTTACACCACCAACAGTCAGATGGGGACATTCAACAATGTCGATACCAGCAATACGGGTAACCTTTGCGTCAACAATGGATGCTACTGCGCCGAAGTCACGATTAATAGCATCTTTAGAAGCTACCAGTGCGTTGACACATACAGGCAACATATAGCACACACGACCTTCATTCGGGACATAGTTGTTGGACATTGCTGTTTTGGCTTCAAGCAACATAGAGACAATAGCTTTACCCAAAGCTTCAGACTCAGTGGTCAGACCATTCTCTACCGTACGTTTCAGGATTTTACCTTTACCTAAGCCAGGGAGCAATTCTTTGTCTGCTACGACACCCTTAGCAATTTCAGCCAACAAGCCACCATCACGTGCCATAGCGAGCGCTTCGCCAATCTGATAAGAATACTCAGAGCGAACGTCGTAATGGTTCATAGCTTCGTCAATGTCGGTAATCAAAGTATCGGCAGTCAACAGACCATCAATCTTAATGGATACCTGTGTTTGCTGTTCAGCCTTACGCAGATCATCTAAGGATTTGCCCGGAGTCAGGTAGTTTGCAATTTTACGACCAAGTACCGGAAAGTCTGCCGCTTTGCCGTTGGGGATAGTGCGTTCCATATGGCGACCAAGAGTCACAGAGAAACGACGATAGGCGGTCATTACCTCACCGCCGAATTGGGTCAAAAACATTTTGAGACGACCAGCGTCAGCATTGTTAGAGTCAAGACCCGGAGAAGAAATTACGAGTGTTTGTGCCAAGTTAATAAATCATCCTTTCAAATTTTAAATGTTTGATAAATAAAGAAAGACACCCATTATAGGTGTCTTAATTTCATAATATTTAGTTGTTAAAGCTGATAAAAGCAGATTTAGATAGTTTAGTGGCGACTTGCTTACGATATACTTCATCGGTACTATAACGTGGGTCTGCCATTGCTTCTGCCATTTCAATCTCATTTGCATAGCCACCGCTAGGAGCACCAATCCCGCCACCTAAAACAGTCGCTTTAGAGGTGCCACGGTTCATTGTCATTTCAGCCTTAGCCCCCGCAATAACCATTTTGATTGCGCTGACATTACCACTGTCAATAAGAGCATTAAAACTATCGACATCTTCTTTGCCTTTTGCTTGGATATAAGCAGTTACCTTTTCGTATTCTGCCTGACCACCTGCATAACGGTAAACAGCATCGACAATCTTATTTTGAGTCGCTTCTACACCTGCAATGTAAGCATTTACAACAGACGCAGGGAAACCAGCTTTTTCTAAGGCGGCATAACTTTCAGCAGAGATAGAGCCGTTAGTATCATACTCGGCGGTCAATGCTTCATAGTTAATCCCCTTATCAGACAGCAAAGTTGTTGCATCTTCAATAGCCTTTGTTTGGTCTTTGATTTCTGTTTCGAGTGCCTTTTCTTCGCTGATTTCAGGGGTGTCTTCTGTTTCCTTTGTGTCACCTTCAGGGGCACCTTCGGGTGACTCGACTACAGCCTCCTGTTCCTCCGATATTTCTGTGTCCTTGACCTCAGTTTCCTCGGTAGTAGTGTTTTCAGGCAGGGTTACTTCTACTGTAGACATTTAATTCCTCCTTTATTATTGTGATTGGGTCGCCGCATCTACCATACCTTTGGTGAGGTTCGGCGTTGCTTGGCTTGCAAGTTGCATAGCCATTTGTTGCTGTTGTTCCTCTTGGAGTTCTTCAGGAGTCTTTATGAGACCCGTAGTGTCAATACCGAGAGACGTAGCCAGCATTAAGACAAGTTTGTCCATTTTCATCATTTGAGCGGCTTCAGGTATAGATGCAATAATGTCTTTAAGCATTATCAGTTTATTTAGATCATGCCCACGCCCTAAGGCTTCTAAACCTGTTGTGATTGCCGGTTCAACTGCTTCTTTTGGTAAGGTCGGAATTTCACCCGCACTTTCTAATTGAACCATTAAGCGTCTTACCAATGGCAGTTGTAGCTCTTGTGAGAGGATGCTGTAAGTTCCACCGAGTGTGTCTTCAAGCTCCCCAGCTACATAACGGATTTCTTCCGCTGTGACACGCTCTGCGTTCCTTTGAACAGCACTATTTAATAGAAAGATAAAGTTTAGACGTTGTTCAAGTCCATCAATATATGATTTAGTTACAGACATATCGTTGAGTTTATTTGTCTGCAAGGCTTCGATGTCTTCACTTCTGCCCGGTACAAATTCACCGGATTTAGCTTTAGCCACCCTACGCACCTGAGTGACACCCATAGGGTTCACGAGGTAAATAATGTGACTTGTGATAGCTGAATAATTTCTTATTGCTTCTGATTGGGCATCAAGGTTCTGTAAGTCTCCTAAATATTCTTCGACAAAACTACGACCATACGACTCTCCATCGACTTTGACCATACGAAGGGCAATCCACGGAGTCTTTTCTTTTGGGAAAAATTGTTCGGAACCGTCAATGACTTGTTCGTCTACTTCCTGATAACTCCGGTATTGGTCACCTTCTAGGTAAACATGAGTGTAAACAGTTATTTTTTCGTCCATTTCATGTTGTCGCCCATCAGATGCTACAAGGGTCTTTACGTTGTCAGGTAGTGTCGCATAGGCAAGAGTATCAATAGTAACTATCTGAATGACATTTCCTAAAGCATCCCTTTGAACACAGTAGTTTGACAGTCGATAAAGTTTCGCTCCACCTTCAGCAGGCGGTAAAAACAAAAGACAGTTACCTGCAATAATGAGCTGATTTAGAGCTTCTTTTACTGTCACACGAATTTGTCTTGTTTCGATATAACGAATAACGCACTGCTCAATCCGTAGAAGTGCCTGTTCAACTTCCTGTCGTAGTTCTTCCCTATCTACAAGCTCTGCCTGTATCTTGTCACTGATAGACAATCTAAAGAAAGGGCTATTAGGTGGAAACAACGCTAAGAGTAATTTACTCGACAAATTATTTACACCACGAGCACCAACACTCTGATTAGGTGTTTGGTAACTTGTAGAGTCTGTGTCACTCTCTTTTGGGAAAAGTGCAGGTATCGTCATAGCCGCACAGTCTTCAGCCCGCTTCGTATAAGCGTCACGTACAGACTTTAAGCGTTCATAGAGTTTCTTTGCCGTTTCCCTTTGAGGATCACTAAGGTCGACTGATAGTTTTTTATTATCTATCAGACATCACCGCCTTTAAACATTGACACCAGTTCCAGAACCCGCATTTGAATTAATCATTAGTTTTTTCTTACCAACAGCTTTACGTTTTCGCTTCTGACCTTCAGTATCAATAGTTGTCATATTGCCTGTATCAGTCGGTGCGGCAACAGGAGCGGCGGCAGGTGCGGCGGCTTCTTGATAAGTGATTTTTGGTTTTTTACTGCACATCTTGTCTCCTTAAAGTTTTAATAGTTGACAGGGTTATAGCCACCTTTGTCAAGATTGATTTTCAAAGCGTTTCGACCTTTACGCTTATTGAAGGTATCCTCAGTACCACCAAACTGCGGACTATCAGGTTCCTCAGCAGATGTAGAGGGAACTAACTGTGCCGCTGTGGTTTGTACCTGAGGTGTGGAGATTTTCGGTGTTTTAAATAGACACAAGTCTAATCACCCTCCCTTCCTTTACTTAAAACTTCCAGTCTCGTAATGACCTCTTGGACTCCCTTCATGTACCCTATATGTTCATCACTATTGGTTGTTTTTTTATTAGACAATAAATTATCAACACTATAGAGAGACTTTAGGTAATCTATAAGGTCATTATGGACAAATGGAAGTTTCATTTCGTCATCTAAAAGTATTCTTTAAGACCTCCCTCTGTTATAACTTTTGGTTTGTCTTCGTCTCTTTATGTGACACTTAGCATTTTGTATTTATATGTGACACTTAGGAGTCCAAAGGATAGGTTTCTTTGCTTTGAAGTCGTAGTCTTCAGCTCTAAGAATACGAGCTACCCGTGCTTGTATCAAAGCTTCACCTTCAGTCAATCCTTTTTTCTCAAAAGCACTTACAACAGTTCCCCAAGTTGCGGACTGGTCTAACAGTTTCTTGGCTCCAACCGCCCCAAGTCCCGGGCAACCTTTATAGTTGTCCGCAGTATCACCCACCAAGGTTTGATAAAGGTGGTTATAGTCTGCTTCCTCTTGGCTTGTCTCTACGAAAGTATCACTGATTAAGTTATAGAAACTACCGGGAATACTTTTAAAATCTTTATCGCCACTTATGATTACTGACTTAGTGCCTTTAAGGGTAGCCAAGATGCCAATACAGTCGTCAGCTTCAAGGCTTTGTCTCTGATAACAAGTATAATTTTCAGACACCCACTGTTTAACACCTAAGTATCCTAAGGGTTTTCTTTTTCCCATTCGGTTCAATTTATAGGTTGGCAGGATTTTCTTTCTGAAGTTTGTATCATCAGAGAAACACATTATAATCTCATAGTTACCTTCGTAACTGTAATGCCGCAACACTTTTTCAGTAATACGAGCTACAGTATCATCAACGATAGTTTTAGCTTCGTTATGATCACAATGTAATGTTGAAAAATCAGGATACCAAGTTATTTCCCGCTCACACGCTGAGGTCGCCCTGAAGACCACCATATCAGCATCAAAGAGTATCTGCATTGGTTGTTTATTCAATATCAAAAGTCTCCTTCTGTTTTGTCGTGACGTATGCCCTTAAATCTTGGCTCTCTCAGGACACCTTTGGTACTCTCAGCCATAGCGTCAATTTGTACGATTTTACCCACGATCTCGTTATAAAAGAACTCAGACCACCAGCGTTTCCTTTGGTCATCTGTAAGACCTGTACCAACAGTAATTGTTTTACCATCCCGGAATTGACAAACAAGCGCACCTGCCATGCCTTTATATTTTCCAGTACCCTCTTGGAGACTGAGGACTTTTAGGTCATAGCTGATACCCTTCTTAACTTTAAGCATCGTTTCATTTCGTTTACCGGGATAATATCCAGCCTTAGGATCTCTCACAACTAACCCCTCTCCGCCTGCATTCCAAACTCGGGTTGCGGCTTTATCAATATCTGACCACGTATCTGCGTAGTATTGCGGTACAAGGAAGGTGTGATGATAACATTGCCAAAATCCGATACGTTCTAAATCTTTCGAGCGTTCTTCATAAGTACGAATTTCACAAGTTCCAAAAAACTCGTCAAGACTTAAAGCATCATGTACATAGGCTCCAACTTCATAATGCTGGTTCTTAGTATCACGACACCACCCGCTGATTGTCGGCTGAGGCACACCTTTGGCGTATCCTTCAAATATAATTACATCAGTACAGAGTGTCGTGGCAATGTCGTACAGCTCCGGTTTAAGATGTTCAAGGCTTAGATATTCTTCACCTGTACGGCTAAAGATGTGGACACTTGTGGTATCACATACGGCAAAACAAAAGACACCATCAAGTTTCTCTGAGTACATCAAGGGAAACTGAGGTGTCTTTTTGTTATTCATTTTTTCACGTGGGAGACAGAGCTGGACAAGATGTGACTTATCACGAGGAAAGTCCGGGTGGTAGTCAAAGAAGGTCTTAGAGGTTTTCTTCTTGTTTGCCATGAGCTTCCTCCTTAATAAACAACCCACACTTACAGACACCATAAGACCTCATGTATCTACAAGGACAAATGGTATCCTCATTACGGACATTCTGACAAGGACAATACATCCTTCCGTACTTAGTTACTTGTCCGAGAAATTTGTCTGATAAGGCGTTAAGACGTTCCTCTGAGCGTACAGAGTAACCGTGTTTGTTGGCAATTTCTTGAAGTTCTTTTTTGTAATGCGGGGTCATTTGATTCCTTTCTGTTCGTTTCGTTTGTTTTCTCCCTCATACCAGTAGCCTTTTTCTACGAGATAATCTACCAAAAAGCGTCCAATAAAAGTACCTATAATACATCCGATAGCAGATGCAAAAAGTATTTGCAACATATTATTTCTCACCTCCTATAACATCCTTAGTTTTCAAAGTGTATCCACAAGGGCACTGAATGGTAACCTTAGTGGGTTCTACAAGGTTACCTAAGGATAGCAAAGGGTGTCCGCATTTAGGGCATGAAATATCTACAGTTTTTTGTTTTTTCTTAGCCATAGTTATTTCTTTGCCTCCTTATTTATTCAGTGTCAAAAAAGGAAGGTTATTACCGCTATAATAATTTGGTAGCTTACCATCCCATTTGTCGATTGCTTTCTCTTGTAAAACCATAGGCGATAAAGACTTTTGTTTCTCCTGTTGCGCTCTGGCCTCAAGTGTTACACGTTCTAAATCATACTTTGCTTTCAAAGCTCCCTGTTCAGCAACTTTTTTACTTTCGATTGCTTTATTATATTCGTCACTAAAATCATGGTTTGTAATGAGTAGGCTTTTTACGACAATACCACTATTTGTTGTCTTTTCTACGAAAGCTTGGTTAATTTTATTTGAAATTTCTGTACGTTTTTCTACAAATTCCTCAATCGGATAATTAGCAATGATAGAGTTTGTGATCTCAGCTAATGTTGGTTTAATTAAAGTTTCTTCATATTTAGTACTGTACTTTTGATAAACACGCCCGACTTCTGCGGGATTTAAGGCATAAATCAGGCTTACATCCACATGGATAGTTTGCATATCTTTACTAGATACTTCACCTGTAGATGAAAAATTGACTTCACGGATGTTCAGTTTTTCGACCTTATCAATGAGAGGGATTCTAAAGTTTAACCCTTCATCCATTATGCCTACAAATTTACCCATACGCAGTACAACACCTCGTTCGCCTGTTTCAACAATTTTCAAACAGCTTAATCCAAGCATAAACATTATAAAAATTACACCACAACATACTGTTAATTTAATTTTATCCATATTATCCATAATTTAATTTCCTCCTTAGTAGTAAACTCTGACAATCCGTTGCTGTCTGCCAAAGTTTATGGCATCCATATAATTGTCAAAGTAAATATCAATTTTGTTTTTGTAGTCACCGCCGAAGCGGTCTTCAACGGTATAAAAGTGACCATTAATTTCCACGAGGGTCCCAAAAGGTAAATGATCGGCGGCTATAGTTCGTCCTTGTGTAGCCTTAGTGCCACTCGCTGTTATCCCATCAGCCTTACCGCATTCCTCAACGGATGCTGTGTAGGCTGTAAGGGTAACATCTTGAAAGTAAAAGGCTGACAACAATAGGCATAAAATTAATGACAATCGCACCACGTTTTACCTATCTTTCCTTCGGTATCCAGTTGCACTCTGAAACCGAAAAAGTCTTGTGCCTGTCTCATGGATTTCTGAGCTATCTCAACGACAGTTTCAGCAATCTCTTGGGTTCGACAGGCAACCTGTACTTCATCCATTCTGTATTCTCATATTGCTATGAGTGTCGGACTATATCATCATTGTGTATGTGGTTCACAATGTCAGGCGTTTCGGGTACAGGGAGAGTCACACTCCCTGCCCTACTCCTTAACGGATAGTCTCTGCACCTTCCATTCTCGTATCCACCTACAGGCGATAGAGAAGCTCACACAAAATAAAGAAGCCAAGGCGACACCAGTTACCTTTTGGTGGGCTAACCAGTATTCCTTAGCTTTCTGTTTTCTTTCGAGATTTCTTGTCTTATTATGCTTTCTTGTGTGTTCTTCACCTTTAATACATTGAAGATGTTGAATATTACAACAGGCACGATTATGACATAAATGGTCTATTTCGTAGCCATCAGGAATAGCTCCGTTTTCTTGTTCCCAAACATATCGGTGGTACATTACTAGCGGTGCTCTCCCTTTCCCCTTGTAGTTAGGATAGCGGCATCTGAAATAACCATCTCGGTTTAATTTGTGTGATAAGGGTACTATGCAACCATTTTGTGTTTCTTGTAAAACTAATAGTTTACCACGCATAATAGCTCCTTTGGCTTGGCTCAGGATTGACCACATGGGCTTTCCCTGAGTTAACCTGATTTAATGTGCACAATGAAGTGATTTATGCACCCACGCCATGTATTGAAAGTCAGCCCCATGGTCAAGGCCAAGTTTAATAAGGTTTTCTTCGAGAAGCACTATCCACTTTTTGCAGATAAGTGCACCCGCTGATTGAAGGAGCAGGTTGAGAGCTGAATGGATAGATCGTACATGAAGCGGTCTGCCATCTAGTCCTTTAAGGTATTTTCTACGCCATTTAATAATATTTCCACGAAGACCTCTCTTTTCTACGAGAGTATTCTCTATGGCGGCTCTAAGTTGAGCAATAGCTGGTGTCTTCTTTAAAAATTCTTTCTTTAAACGTCGCCCGTCTTTTTCATCACCATGTACAATTTTGCCAATTTTAGCGTCACCTGCACCATACAAAAAGGCATAAATAAATGTCTTGGCTTGGTTACGTTCGGGTAAACCTGCGGCAATCTGATTGGATGTATGAATGTCACCATTAAGGATTTCATGGGCATAAGCACCGTTATCATATGGTGCCATAAAGTGTGCTAAACAACGAAGTTCAAGTCCACTGGCGTCGACACCCGCTTGATACCATCCGTCAGGGACTTTAAATAGACTACGACATTCTTTACCGTATGGACTGCCTACAGCCGGTACTTGGGCAACATTCGGGTAAGAATGGGTTGCCCTACCAGTTACAGCACCACAAGGATTGACACGTCCGTGGATACGACCATCTGCCTGAACCATTTTCAGCCACGCCATTTTCCCGTCGCTTACTTGCCCAAGCCTTTTAGAAACCATAAGGTATTCTTCCATAGGCACAGCAAGTGCTCTAAGTGCTTCAGGTGCCTTGGGGTCAGCCTTTATGAACCCAAAAGTAATATCGTCAATCTTCAGTCGAGTATCTTCGTAGAGTTCGTCATTATCAGGCTTATAATTAAAATGTTTTGTAATAACCCATTCAAGTTGCTGTCTGCTGTTTGGGTTAAAGTCTTTATAACGCTGGATAGGTACACCAGCTTTATATCCAAGTTTTTTATTATCTCTTTTCGGTATGAAAACCTTACCGGGGATAGGTGGTACTTCCTTGCGAATTAGAGCATCTAAAATAGCACTTCTTTTTCTCAAATTTTCTTCCAACTCCTGAGCTTTAAAGATATCAAACGGAAAGCCGTTACGCTCCTGCTTTGACATCAACCACTGTGCTTGAAGTTCTAATTCAATAGCACCTTTAGGATAAGTGGTGCTTTCCAATAGCTTGTGAAGCTGTTCTGTTACAATAACGTCCTGAACATTGTAATCTAACATTTCTTCGCTAAACTCAGCCCAAGCGTTCTCTTGCTTACCATAAGTACCCTTAAAGACTCCCAAGCGATAACCCCATGCTTCGAGCTTATGAGAACCCACAAGGTCACCGGGAATTTTGCCAGCTTTCATTAGACCGAAGTCTTTATCTTTAATGTTGCTGTAAATCAAGCGAGCTAAAACAAGAGTGTCTATTATTTGACCACGATATTTTCGGTCAAAAATCACATCAGGAAAAAGTTTCTCTAAGGTCGGAATATCATAGTCAATAATGTTATGTCCACAAATAAAGCCGCCTTGTTGGAGTACTTCAAGGAGTTTTAAGGCTCCCTGATGTACCCCCTCGTGGCGGCGAAATTTAAGGACTTCATCATCCATTTTGATAACCATACAATGACCCTGAGTTACGTCCTGATACAGTCCGTTTGTCTCAATATCAAAGTAAGCAATCATAGATCAGTCTTCTAACTGATATTCAGTTTCCAGCTCTTTAATTTCCAGTAAGACTTTAGCCCGAGCTTCAAAGAGGGCTTTTTCCACCTTTTGTAAGTGCTTACGGTCTTTTTCAGCACGATTAAATTCCATGTCGATACATTTGTAGTTTACTTTCTCAAAAAAGAGAGCCAAACTTTTATAGATTTTTCTTAACATTGTTTATCAATTCCTTTCATATAGTGCCGTTTTGCGGCTTCTATTTGTCTTCCTTTAGCAAACGACGAGATTGGTTTAAGGTAGCCAATAACCCTTGTTCCGTAATCTAATTCTTTCGAGCCACAAGTATGGCATTTGTCATAGCGGGTTACTGGATCAATCGTCCCACAAGACTTGCAGATAGTACAAAGGACGTTAGTTGTCCAATATGGCACACCAAGCCGACAAGCGATTTCAATAAGTGCTTTAGCTTGATTGACTGTCGGTAATTGACTGAGATTCAGATGACAAGCCGCTCCACCATCAAGATATTGTGAGACATCTTCCGAATGGTACTTTAGTCTATCTAAAATTGTCAGTGAGTCATCCTCGACAGGAAAGAAGTAGCTATTGTAACAGTCACGTGGAACCCACAGCCCGTCTTCTGTATCCCACTTAGCATTTTTGATGCCAAGGTTTTCAGCCGGGACAAATTCAGTATTAAAACGAATGCCGTAAGTTTCACGAGCCTTTTTATTGTCTTCTTTTATTCCTTCAAGAATGACTCTAAGGTACTCAGGATAGTCGTTAGTTCCCATACGTTCCCGCATAGTGAACCATTCAAAACTTTCAAGCGCACCATTTATCCCGATAGTTCCAAACTGTTTGTCAAGCGCAATGTAACCTGCCTGATAAGATGGCAGGATACCTTTATCAATGTATTCCTGCACAATACTGTGAAATGCCACTAGATATTTATGGATACGGGCTACTGTCTGTTTAGGAGCATAGTAGTTATCTCCCTCACTAATACTTTTTTGCATAAGTCTGTTCAGGTTCATTGTAATAACTTGAAAGCTCCCTGTTGATACACCACCAGCACCCAAAGTATAACTGAAGGTATTGTCTGCCATTTCATTACGCAAGCGACAACAGGAAGACAAAGAGTCTGCTGAAGTGCTCTCATAGTGGAAGAAGCTGTGCCCTTTAGACATTTGTGTTGCCAACATTTCAGTAAACGTTTGGTCAACCGGAAGACGACTTTCAGGGTCTACAAGATACGCCGCAGTCAACACCGGGAACGTCAGCAGTTCCTTTTTTCGTTCATCTCTGAACCAATCCATGAAAAAGCCTTGTAATTTCTTGATGCTTTCATAGTCAGGCTGAGAACCATCCGGGAAATAAAATTCATCAAAAAGGGATTTAAAGTAGTTTTCGTCAAACACCGAGATATTCCAAAAGACTGACTGTGCCCCACGTGCGGCGGCGGGTTGATTCATTGCGTATATAACACCCTGAAGCTCCTGTGCAATGTCCACGGGATTGGTCAGTAAGTAATCTCCACCATATGTCTGTTGAGCGAAGTAGTCAAAATACATAAGAAATTCTACAGTCGCCACCGCTCCGGCAAAGTCAGACGCAACCTGATAGACAAGGTTCACAAAAGAACCACAGAAAGACTGCAAGTTCTTAGGTGCCTTAGAGGTTCCACCGAGAGTTTTAGTACCTTCCATCAAGAACGGGTAAAGTGTGATAGAAGCACAGTATGGTCGTAAGCTGGTTTCATCATGGATATAAATTAAATGTTCCTTAATGTCCCGCAAATAGTTATCTGCTACTTCAGACCCAAACATTTCTAAAAGTTTAGAGTACACCCTGTTTCTATTGACTTGGATATATTCTTGTTTGAATAGTTCCGCTTCTAAAACCGCTAAGGTTTTATTCGTCACATTGGCGTTACTGTCGACTGCACTTCCAGTTGCAGGATTTTCAGCATTGATGAAAGTATTAATAAATTTTTCTTTATCTGATAGATATTCTTTTGAAAGTTCTTTCAACTTTTTCTCCTTTCTTAAGACTTTTGAAATAGATATGTAATATCTTTCCATTCTTTACTTTTAGGGTCACGGGCAAAAAATTTTTGGTTGGTCTGTGAATTATCAAGACCGCCTTTTTCCTCAATAAATTCACCTGTTTTTAACCAAGTTAAATTTATATTCTTTCGTAACTCTTTATTGATTGTCGAATTATAAGAGGCACCACTGTAGAGACCTACCGGGAGAATTTCAGACAGTCTTTTAATAGCTTCCTGAAGGATAGGTAACGAGATACCATTTGTTGTACCTCCCATTAGAAGAATAGCGTTCGCGCCTAAATTTTTCTGTTCCTGTGCTCTTTTTTGGATGATGTTGAAGTCTACCCAAATATTTTTTGGTAAAGGAATACTGAGATATTCAGAATGACACCCCGGACATTTTCCATGACAGTTGCCAATAAGAAACACTGCGGCTACCTTATCAGGTATTTCTGTTAAAGAAATAGTCATATCAACAACGGGTAATTTCACGATCTCTTACCTCCATAAGTCTATTAAAGACAAACCAAAAGTTATTTTGGCTTTCCAGTCTTGGCTTCGGTTCAATGAAGTCCAGCATTGAGCACAGTTCGGCAAATTTAAAGGTACTTTTACGTACTCTATTTTTCTTACGTTGCTTATCTTTCTTATTAAAAATCACTTTCTGTATCCTCCTTAAAGTAGTCTGCTTTAGACTCACGTTTTTTAGTAGTTGCTTCTAAGCGGTCTGTCTCTTTGTCATATTTCAGATACCCTGCCAGCCCTGTTTCCCCTGAGTGTCGGTTCTTAAGGACTCTTATTTTTACAAGGTTCTTTTCTTCTATGTCTTCTGCTTGTTGGTTTCTTTCAAGTGCCCAAACACCGTCAGATAACTGTGCTAAAGCATGAGAGCCACGCAGATGACTAAGACTGATTGCTCCACCTTCTTCGGCAGGTTGACCATCCACACGTTTCAGGTGTGAGATAATCAAAAGACCAACCCCGGTTTCTTCTACAAGAGACCTAAGGTTGGTCATAAGAACATCTGTCGCTTTTCTTTCATTCTCAATATCAAGACCGCTTATAGCGATTGTGATATGGTCGAGAATGATAAAATCACATTTTTCGGCAACTGCAAGGTATCTTATTTTCGACATCAGATTGTCACTTTCAAGTGATCCAAAATGTTGATAAAAGACAAAATTACCGTTACCAAGAGTGTCATTATAGATTTTTTGATATTCGTCATCGGAAACAAGATGTCTGTTAAGTGCTAATCTTTTCCCGCTTTGGACTGCCATAAGTCCCTTAGCTGTTCTTTTGATGTTTTCTTCAAGCATCATCATACCAACTTTGAGGTTCAACCCTACACCAAAATGATGGGCTATTTGTCTAACAAATGTTGTTTTGCCTGTGCCTGAACCAGCCGTAATTACGATTAGTTCTCCTTTGCGGATACCAAGGGTCATTTCCTGAAGTGGAATTTCCCACGGAAAGGGGTAGCCTTGGTCTTCGTCAGGTTCATCTTTTAGGATGTCCCACAGCTCAGTACCGTTAATAATACCGTCAGGCTTATATGTTTTTGCTTGAAAAATTGCATCTAAGATTGCATCAGGTCGCCCGGCAATCAGACATTCATTAGGGTCTTTTAGTGGTAAATAGGCAAGTTTAAGTTTCCCCGGAGGTAAAATACGACAAACATCGTCTGTCGCTTTGCGTCCCGGTTCGTCCATATCAAACATTACTATGATTTCCTCAAAGTTATTCAACCATTCAAGTTGTTCTTTAAAGACTCTTTTAGCTGATTGACAGCCGTTTGGTATGGATACTACTGGATACTTATTACCGCCTACTTGACTGACTGTAAGACAATCTATTTCACCTTCTGTAATTACAAGGCGTTTCCCTTGTGCCCATAAGTGTTGCCCAAAGAAACGGTGAGACAGGTTTCCAAGAACGCTGAAGTGTTTATCAGCGAACCGTAATTTTTGCCCGATAATGTTACCACTGTCATCACAATAGCAGGCGACTTGACAAGGGTCACCGTTGTAGGTAGTTACATAATACCCATACTTACGACAGGTCGTCTGTGTTATCCCACGTTTACTTAATGCTTCAAAAGTCATATCCTGTGGATGTATGGTGCCTTTTAAAGCCTTTAGGTGTTCCTTTGGTGTGTCTCCTGTTCCATTATGGTGAGTTTCACAGGAAAAACAGAAGGTGTGGTCTGTATAGACTGTGAGAGCGTCACTACTTCCACAGTCCGGGCAAGGTTGATGTGTGAGGACGACCTCACTTTCCATTCTATTCAGTCCTTTCGATTGTTTTTAAATCTTTATATTTTCTCTGTAAGTCTGCAATAAGCCTAGTAAGCACATAGCTTTGACTGTCACTAGGCTTTCCGGTACTTGTTTGAACGAGTACATAAATTGATACCTCATTATCAGGTAAGTTCCACCCCGCTATGGTTTCTATAGATCTGTCCGTCTCTATGGCACCTTCAGGTGTCACAAAAAAGTGCACGCCTGTATCAAGGGCACCAGTTTGTCGGCATTGTCTGTAGTAATCTTTTAGGTTATTAGTTTTTGTGTCCTTAAAAAACAAAACGACACCTAAAGTTTCAGCACGTTCTCGAAGTTTAATCATTTCAATAAAACTCCTTCTAAGCTGTACTTATTGGTGTCTTTAAGCCATTCTTCAGGAATATAACCTTTTGCGTACTTATAGCCATATTTCAGGCACCAGTCCGCATAGCTGGTTTTACTGCCTTTATAAAGTTTTGTGGTTGGGTTACTGAAGACAAAGCGAATCTCTAAATGCGGCATCTGTTCTTTTACAAGCAGGTGCTTTTTTCTGTCCTCTGCTTCAAAAAGCCCTTTACCTTCTATGATGATACCATTCGGTAACACAAAGTCAGGTGTATAGGTGTGAGTAGTTGCAGGGATAACATATTTGATTTTATGCTTCTCGTAAGATGCGTCAATACCAGCATTTTTGAGCTGTTCCGCTAATCTATCTTCCAATCCGCTACGATATGGTGTCTGAGCGAACGCATAACCACCTGTTCTACTGAAAAATTTACGTGTGGCTATTAAAAGTCAGCTCCATTTTCAGTATCTTCATCACCAGTGAAAGGCGACTCAACGGTTTCCGCATCAGCCACAACATATCCGTCTTCTTCAATACCGAAGCCGAAAGCACCTGCATCTTGCTGACCATATTCCTTAAGTTCAATAACCTGTACTGCTTCAAGATAAAGCGTAACCCCTTTCATGGTCTTATTTTTCCAATAGGGGTTGACAGAATAAGCGACACGGACAATAGAGCCGGAACCTACTTCCACGTTATCCGGCAACGGTTTACCTTTACTGTCAAAAATTGGAACCGTTTTCTTAAAGGTTTCCCCTTGTTTATTAGTAAAAGTAGCTTTAGTTTTGAATTTGAAATATTCGTCACCATCTTTTGTTTCACCTAAGCCAATATTAGGATTAGCAAAGGATTTACCTTTGTATTCCGGTATAGATTTTGCTTTCTCTACTTCACCCATAAGGAACTCTTTGAATTTTTCGGTTTCCTCTGCTTCAAGCATCAATTTGATTGTCAAACCTATTTCTTGTCCTTCGTAGGTTTCAGGTTTCCGCAGGTGCGGGTACATTGCTACACCTTTAGCAGTTATATAAATTTGTCTTTTTGCCAATATTAGATACTCTCCATTTCTTTTAAAATTTGTTTGATTTCATCCAGTGCATCTTTTTTCATTTGAATTGCCTGTTCGTAAGCTTCATAGGCAGACAGCAGGCGTAAACGTGGATCACTTTTCGCACATACTTCTTCAATGTTATCTTGTTCGGCTGTAGGCAAACTGCAAGTTTCCTCAGAGATAATTTCCAACTCGTAAGGCCCCATAAACCAGCCATTGTCTTCTTCTAAAGTGCCATCACATCTATGCCCATCGAAGCCCTCAAATGCAACTGCTAGTGAGTCATCAGTATCAACATACTTCACCTCACCTATTAAACCTTCAGGTTCACCAGCAATAGCCTTTACTTTCATACCTACTTTAAAATCATGTACTGTTAACATTTTTATCTTCCTCTTTCTTTATTATTTTCCGGTTGAGCCAATCCCACCGGAACCACGTTTAGTATCCTTTAGTTCCTTAACGACCTTAAAGGCTACATCTTCGTTCTTTTTGATAAGTAACTGAGCTACTCGTTCACCATGGAACAACCGACAAGGGTAGTCTGCTGTATTATCAATAATCAAGCATAATTCACCTGTATAATCACTATCAATAATACCGACACCATTACCAAGTCTAAGGCGACTATTAGCACCAACTGAAGACCTTAAATAAATCTCTGCATGGTAACCTTTTGGGATACCAAGAGCGAAACCAAGCGGTACAATGGTGCTCTGTTTATGTGGTAAATAGTGTTCCCCACAGACAGCAAGGTCATAGCAAGCCGCTTCTTCGGTCTTACTTTCAGGCAAAACTGCATCAGGATTTAGAACCTTGATGTCGATTGTAAGTGCCTTAGTTTTCTTTGAAGTTGTTGCTGTTGTAATTTCTCCTCACCTCCTTTCAGTTAAACAAAAAGTGAGGTCAGAGTTTGTCGACTCTTTCCCCACTATCTGTGACGCTTAGATAAATTCAATACGCGATAAAGCTCTCCATTAATTATTTACCCACCTCTCTCGGATTAATAGTTTTACCTTCGAGACTCTCAACGAGCCATTTTGCGTAGTCTTGGATTTTCTTAGCTTCCTTAAGTTCCGCTTCACCATCCTTACGCCCCATACGACACGTATATTTGATGATATTACCACGCAGGTAACCACGAAAAGCTTCGGGTGTCATATTGGCTTGCATGGTTTCTATTGGTTGATGCAAGGTGTCGTAGTGGGTGCTGTCGGATAAAGTGTAAGGCGCAAGGGTTTCCAAGGGAATAAAACGCCAATCATCTGCAAGATACTTTCTTTTCTCTCTTTTTTCTTTATTAGGATAGTAAAAGGCAGGTACTTCTGATTCGTCATCATTTTTGAGTTCAACTATTTCACCCTTTTCAAGCCAACCTTGCTCATTATCACTACGATAATCCGTAAGGACGACAAACAACTTCCCTCCGTGAGCGACATAATCTTCAAATTCTTGTCTGTTCATAATTACTTAATTCCTCCTTAGGTTTTCTTTTTAGGAGACTTTAAGGAACCATATAGGTTATAACTAATAGTAGTTATATTTATAAGACAATCTATAAACAATACCTTTAGTAAAACCTGTTAGTAACTTTAAGTTATCTTATGGTTCCCTTCTCCAATATCTGTGACACTTTCTACCACAGGACATTTGTCACGAGAAGATGTACTTGCTATCTAAAACTATATTGATATCTAAATCACCTTTTTGTGGTGGTTTAGGCAGTTTCTGAGTAGTCAATAGACTCATATCATTTCTAAAATTTTCCAAGACATCATTTTCGGTATACATGGCGATAAAAGACTGTCTTACAATCTCATACATTTGTTGAGCTTGTGCTAAAGGTGCACCATAGCTGTCATGTATCATTGCAAAATGTTTGATACCTTGGTCTACACAACTACAAACTGTCAACTGAAGATGCGCGGCATCCATACTGTGAATGAAATTAGGGGCTATACCTGACGCTTGTTTACGTTTGTCAATATCCCCTGTTGCGGTGTTGTCATATAAACGTAGTCGCTTTCCAGCACACCGTACCATAACAGTCGTAGACTTAACTTCCATGTATGATTGCTGAACAAGTAAGCCCATTGGTGTAATCCACGACACAACTTGTTTGTCTTTGGTAACAGCTTTTGCACAGTCTTGTAGCCACTTCATACCCTCTACAGCTTTAACTACGGTCGTACCTACAGCATCCCATACTAATTTAGCTAAGTACCGAGCCGCTTGATTCTTACTATCTGCAAAAATAGAAGCTTCAGCTTTAGCGTCAATATCAGGTTGAATAGTATCTACCAAAATTTGATCTCGAAATCCATATTCCTTAGAACCATATGCAAGAGTCATAACAGAGCGTTTTGTTACCTTTCGGGTAACCCCAAAGGCTAACCATTGTTGAGCCAAAGTCCTTGTACCGTATTTAAGGTAACTATTACCCTCCTTGTCTTCCGCATCTTCGTCTGTAGTGCCAGTTCGGGCATCTTCTTTTAGCACCTCATTGACTTTTGCGGCGACAATAGCATAAATATCATTAGGTTTATTTGAAGGTACGAGGTTTACCGCCTGTCCACCAATAGGGTCTCTAAGTATTGCACTGAAGTGCTGAAGCCCTGAGCACGTACCATCAAAAGCTACATTGATACCTGTAGTAAACCCTATGATGCTACCGTGTTCCTTGATATATTCCTTAGCTTTTTTATATTCAAAACACCAAGCAAGGAATTGACAGGGGGAGTCTTGTTCTGCCCACCATAAGTTCTCTAACGGTTCCTTCGCAGACATTAAAATCAACTGCTCATTATCCAGTACCCACTGCTTGCGGTCATCATAGCTGACTTTATCTACACCAGCTAAATTAGCTCCTTCAATAAGTAACCAGTCCCAGCAATTCTCGTCTTCACAAGCTGGTGCGTCTGCAAATAAAATCAGTGATTTATTGATGTCATCACCTTGGAAATTAAAACTAGGTATCGGATAAACACGTCCCCTAAAATCCATATTGCAGGGAAAATATATTCTTTCATAATCTTTAAATTCTTCAGCAGTCCTGATATTGGTTAAAGCTCTAAGACAAATGCTTTTCCGACGTGTCTCACTTCTGTACCAGCCTGCAAGTTTCTTTTTGTGTGCCTTAAGTTGTTCATCAGTATAGTTCGGCGGCAAAACACTAGGCGGTACGCTTTCTTTGAGGTTCGGTATGCCTGCGATACCGCCACCACGTTTGACTAATTCTTGTAGTACCGCTAAGACTTCTTTATTGATTACCCAAGGAGTAGATTGAATTGCATTTATAGCCTTGCGTACTCCTTCAAGTTCCAACTGATTTAGCGTAGACATATAAGACTTAGTGAAAACGTCCTGCTGACGGTGTACTCTTAGGAGCTTAGAGGTACTTTGTAACTCTCCATAGTACCCGCCGTCCATATAGTTCTCCCAAGGTCTCGGAGGTAAGATTGTCGGGCATAGACGGTATGAAGAATCTATGATTTTTTCTTCGTTCTTATTCCAACCATCAAGAAGACTTTGAGACGGCTGGATCTCTAATAGATTGTCGTGTTTGTATTCTTCAAAATATGAGCTTACTTTCAGTACGACTTGAATCAAACTAGCGGCTAACTGCATAGCATCCTGTTTGTTCCATTCAGTAAACGCAAATTTTTCATGTTCCATACGTGCTAAAGCGTAGGCACGTCTATAGAGTGCTTGTACACGCTTTTCTAAGCCCGAAAGGACACTTTTAGCTTTCCCTTCATGGTTATTTAAAAACGCTTGGAGCTTTACTTCGTCATAAAGTTCTTTTGCTATGGTCTGACACAAATTGGAGTGCTGACAGTTTTTCCTTAAGACACCATTGAGTAATACAGAAAAAACAGTAAGCGTTATTATTTCGAACAGTTGTTCTCGACGTTCGCTATAAATTTTGCTTATATCCTCAACTATTAAAACATAACTAGGCTTTGTACCTCTATGTGGCTTTAGACAAGACTCTATAAAGGTTTTTACACCCTCATTCACAGCTTTAAATTGATGACCTAAAACTTTCTGCCCTAAGTTAGTTCTTATGACTCCTCCATCTTCCGTACGTGCCTGTTCATAGGCTCTACGAGTGGCTTCCTGACCTATCACCTTATAACGTGCTTCAAGTTCAAGCTGTCTACTTACAGCGTCCTCCCCAAACATTTCAATCCATTTTTCCATTTACTTTTGTCCTCCTTTTATGCGAACATCTATTTGTAACTACAGTATTATTACAAACTTATGTTCGGTAATCAAGGCGAAAATAAATAGACCTACCTTTCTGTAACACTTTTTGTTTACAATTTGTTCGCTTTATGTTCGCATTGTAATCGGAAGCAAAAAGGTAGGTTTTATTTATTATGTATCGCTATCCATTTGTATAGTTTTTAGGTAATTTATAAAGCTTTTCTAGCAGATAATAAGTTGCTGATATTACGGTAACCCTCAACAGTCACTCTGATTTGAGTACCTCTTACTCGTCCATGCCAAGTTGTTTTAATAACCTTAAAGTAACCAGCGGGTGCATATTCGGTTAACTTGTATGCACTTTGGTATTCTTTAGAAAGCCAACCGATATTCTTTAAGTAGTTAAAGAGCTTATCAGGTGCTAAGCCGTTCATCATGGCAACATCTGATATCGTATAGCTATCTTCGGCTTTCATATATTTGTCGTACTTTTCGGCTTTCGGTGCCAGCTTTAGGATTTCTTGACGTTGTTCGACAATCTTGGTCTTCTGTTGCTCAATAACATCATTAGCTACTAACATAGCTTTAGCAAGGAATACACTAGGGTCGTCTATGGCTTCCTTTGCAGTTTCAGGTGTGAGATACATTTTGTGCTTGCGGATTGCCGGAAGGACTTCCGAGGTTACCCAACGTTTGAATTGTTTTGCGGCAGGGAGTGTGCTATTAAAAATTGCTTGATATAACCCAGACTCATTGATTAAAAGCATTGTTCTGATATTAGGGTTTGGTTCTAAAACTCCATTTTGGGGGAAGCCAGTCATAGTGCGGTTTTGCGGGTCTATTTTCTGCTTGTCTTCATCCTCGATGATACGATACAAAGCATCCAGCTTTTTATAACCTAAAATTTCGGCTACATCTTTTCCTACAAACCATGGCTCACCGTCCTTGGTGATAATTCTTACCTGTCCAAAGGCTTCATTTTGGAATACTTGCAGTTGTCCGTTGTTAATAATGTTGTTTTCTGTTTTGTTGTTTTCGGTGTTCATCATGTGATACACGCTCCTTTTATTTTTTTTTTTGTTGAGGGCAGGGACTGTAATTATTACAGTGCCTCTTTCCCCTCTATCTGCGACGCATATACGTTCGCTATAATTGTGTTCAGTTTGTATTGTAGAAAAAAACAAATTCCTTAACACAACTACACTTCCCATGCCTGTAGTCGCTTTATAGGTGCCATTTTGGTACTTGGAGTTATCCTCCATAGTACCCACAAGTCAGCTTGTAGGCACTAGCAAGACAACTTCTAATAAATTCCGTATTCACTTTCTATTTGATCTAATCTTTCTACTATCTCGTTAACGTCATACTCTGTGAGTGTTCCAATGTCATACACTAGCTCAATTAAAGCTCCGTAACTTCCAATTTGTTTTTTCAAATCTTCTAAGTCTTTCATTGTTTCCTCCTTGTTATAATCCGAAGTTCCTTAAAGTTGTGTCCCAGTCAATCACTAGGCTAGCTAAGACAAGAACCATGATAATTTTGTCTTTCATAGCTCAATCAATCCTCCCATTCAATAACTCGTCATACCGTTGCTCCGCAAGACATTGCCAGCGGGTCACCTAGTGTATCCCTTATTGTGTCAATAATATCCCTGTGGCTCATTATGATTACTTCTTGCCCTGTCCTGAGTGTAAGTTGTTCGATACTGCCAATCATGTAAACTCCTCCTTGACTGTTTTATAGAGGTTGTATCCTCTCTGCTAACCTCTAGGTTGCTCTAAAGGTCAGCGACAAGACACAAAATTAAGTTCTATCTGCTTCTAAAGCTTCCCAATCGTCATACCCTAACCATTCCGCTATTCTGTCATCTTCAAACCAAAAGAAATCATTTATATCTGTTTCGGATGGTGTTTCTAAAATTTCTTCCAAATAGTCAAATATTTGTTGACCTTCTTGGTCAGTTAAAAAAGTTACAGTGTTTAAAGCTCCTCCCCAAAACTCAAATTCGGTGTAGTCTACTTCTTTATAAATTGTCATTATGCTTCTGCCTCCTTTAAGGTCTCAAAATGTGCTTTTATACTGCCGTTTATCATTAGAAAACATTTTCTTTCCTTGCAGTTTATTAGGTTAAAAGCTACTTTTATCATGTTTTGGATTTTCGATGTTGTTCTGCTGTAATAGCAGTTATTAAAAAGCAGTTCGCCTGTTTTGGTGTTTAAATCTAATATTACTGTTTCGTAGCTTTTTATTATGTAGCGTGTACCTGTAAAGACTGCCGTTGCGGAGCTACCTCGAAAGTCTCGGAGTTGCTCCAGTTTTGACTGCATGGCTCTGTAAGGCGTATAAGTGTTGTTAGTTGTCATTTTGTGTTCCTCCTTTTGATTTTGTTTCAATAAGATTTTTCTTGTTGGTTATAAGATAACACTTATTTTTCTGTTTGTCAATAAGTTTTTTCTTATTTTCAAAAAAGATTTTATTGTTGACAACATTGTTTTAAGACTATATAATGAAGAAAAGAAAGAAAAAGAAAGGAGATACATATAATGGAAAAAGAAGAATTTATTAAAGATTGGAAAAAGTTTCTTATTGAAATAGGAAAAAGTGAAACAATCCTTGCAAAAGAATTAGGAACAACACAGTCCAACCTAAACCAAAAAACAAGTAAAGGTACAATTCGGTACCTAGAGCTTTCTAATATTGTAGAAAAATATGGTTACTCTATAAAAATTCATAAAGGAGATACAGAAAAATGACTGTAAAGAAAACAACTACAGCACGAAATGCAAAGCCTGCTTTTGTATGGGATGAAGAAACTTTAATAGGTTCTTTAATGAGTTCAGAAAAACAAAAAGTTTCTGTTTATCTATGCAAGAAAGATACAAAAGGGTACATTTCAGTCGTAAAGGCTGTAAAACTTAAAACAGGCTTTAAACCTACGAAAGGCTTTGCAATTCCCTACCACTCAGCACAACAAATTTCTGCTTTAATAAATAGAGCATTTAACGAAGGGCAGAAAATGAATTATAGTTCTGAATGGGAATCAGAAAGTAAAGCAGTAGAAGATGAAGAAGCAAAACCAAGTTCTGATGTGATTATTTATTTGTAATAGAAAGAAAACAGACAACAAATAAAATCAAAAGACACCTTGAAGGTATCCAAAAGGACTCCTTCGAGGTGTCTTTATTTCTTCGTTTAATTTAATTTATAACCTAAATATCATTAGTAATATTTTAGCGCACAAATAACCCTATAGTGTCGGAAACTTTTAATATAAATTTTAAGACACTTTAAGTATCTTTAAGTTCTTCAATATGTGTGACACTTAATTTAACTGATCAACGAAAAAATACCCTTAAAGGCTCCATTAGGTAACCTTTAAGGGTATTTATGTTTTCTTATTTTTCTATATTTTTAAACATATTTTGCATGACATTTTGCACTAATGACTCATCCACTTGAACACCATCTTTTTTTAGATCGTCAATAACATCTTGTGTAAAAATTTCTTTTGCTTCCGTATATTCTTTTTTGGACTTAATATATTGTATTAAATCTTCTAATTCTTGGTCTATCTCATTAGTTAACATATCCCATATTCGCCGCTCATCCGGTCTGACTACTTCTATAAGTATTTCATCTGCATCTGTTTCTCTTAGACCATCTCTTTTGTCTATGGGTGTTTTCGCTATAATATATAAATATCTATTATAAACTGCTAATAGTTTCAATACTTCATATTCCTTCTTACTAACTCCGCCAAACAATCCCACAATAAACCCCGCCTTTACTTTAAGATACCTTTAAGTATACCAAAGTTTTCTGTAAGTGCCAATATGTAGCCTTTAAGTGCCCCGAACGTCTCCCGTATAACAGATTTAAAATAAAGAAAGTTTTACGTCTTTCGGGACACTTTTAGTCCCACTATTGTAAACTTTATGTGAACTAAATTTAGCACCAGGTACTAAAAATTTAAAAAATAAGCGTATGTTTGCTAATCGCTAGCCTCTTTGTAGATATTGACAGTGACAATATAGTGACATAAAGTAAATAGAAGTAGTCCAGCAGGTAAAAGAAATAGTATATTGCATTCTTTGCGCTGCCCATTCAAGTCCCCTGCATACGCTGGCGCAGGCGTGGGCGTGGGCGTGCGTGCGTGCGCAGGCATGTGCGCATGTGTGCATTTTTTTATTATAAAGGAAGGAAAAAATCATCAGGACCCTGCGTGGTTCCCAAGTGTCACCCATATGGGGGAAGTGGGAGCGCGCGAACTTTAAAGCACCCTCTCGCAAAATTTTCTCCAAAAATTCACTTTGAAAGGAGCGTAATATTCATTATGCGGAGACCAAAAGGCGAGGGTTCAGTTACTAAATTATCTAATGAAAAGTTCAGAGCACGTATAGAACTAGAACCAAAAAATGGAAAAAGGAGGTGGCTATCAGTTGTCAGAGATACCGCACCAGAAGCACGTAAAGCCCTTAGGGAACTCTTTAGGAAGAAAGAGGTACTAGATGTCCAACAAGAGTATAACGACCTGTTTCCGGCGGTTGTGGAGGATTTTATTCAAGCATGTAAAATCAAACAATTAAAACCGACAACTATTATGCGTTATGAATTTGTTTTAAAATATTGGATTGATATTTTAAAATACAAGGAAGTATCTAAAATTACCACTAAAGACGTTGACAATGGAATCAAGACATTACAAGACAACTCTTTAAAGAGTGGCACTATAAGGCTGTCTGTTATTATTCTTGGTGGTCTATTCAATTATTTAATAAAACATAATCGTTTAAAAACTAATCCGGTAACACATTGTGCTATACCGAAAAAGGTACGCACTAAGAAAAATATGGAGATTGTAAGTGAAGATGAACATAGACAAATATTAGAGTACCTAAAACCTCTCTATGATTACTTCCGTCTTACTGGTGAAAAGACAATAAAAGCCCGTATGTATGTGATTTACCTTTTGGCTTATAGCACTGGAATGCGTGAAGGTGAAATAGCAGGTCTTACTTGGGATAGTCTTAATGTAGACAAAAAGGAATTATTAGTACACCAACAAGTAATAAGAGCTGAAGGAAAATATCAAATAGTCTCCCCTAAGACAGAAGCTTCTTATCGGGAAGTCACAATATCAGACAAACTTATCAGTCTCTTATTGGAGCTACAGGAAACCTATAGGAAGTTAGGTTACTCAACAGACTTCATTTTTGGAAGTCTATTCAAAAAAGATACACCTACTCCACCTGCCAATATAGCAAGAGTTTTCAAACAGTGTCTTAAAGGGGCTGGCATCAAACGACATATTACCTTCCATGATCTACGACACACTCATGTTACCTCTTTACTCGAAGCAGATATTTCTGTCAACACAGTAGCCGAAAGAATAGGTCACGCCTACGCTTCCACTACTTTAGACATCTATGGACACGTTTTGAAGAAAGCACGAGAGAGTGCGGCAGAGATATGTAAAGATTTTTAAAGATAATTGCAGAATTTGTCGTGTCACTATAATTATCGGACGTTGTTCCAAAAAAGCCACTATCGTGTCACTATTATTGTATTTTAAAGGGTATTTTGAGGTGCTAAAAGGGTTTCTCAAAGCTAGTCGTAAATTCTGTAGAACCGCATAAAACAACAGTTTTAAAGGATTTTTTGATGGTAGACTATTTTGTGTCAAGAGGTATTATGTATACATGAACTTTTGATGTTGCCAGAAGTACTTTTTTCTTATACAATGGATACGGTCTCAACCAAAGGAGGGTTTACC